ATTGAAGCGNNAGCTTCTGGTATGCCCTTAACACAGGAGCTACGTCAACTAGGAATTCCTGTAGTTACTTATACGCCCAGTAAGGGCAACGATAAGCACGTTCGTGTAAACTCCGTAGCTCCCATTTTTGAATCAGGGCAGGTATGGGCGCCCGACGAACGCTGGGCAGAAGAAGTTATTGAAGAATGTGCTGCTTTCCCTTATGGTGATCATGACGATTTAGTCGATTCAACAACACAAGCGTTGTTGCGTTTCAGGCAAGGAAACTTCATACAATTAGAATCGGATTATAAAGATGATAATTTTGGGATAATTGAACAAAGGCAGTATTACTAATGGATCAATACGAAGACATAGATATTTTTGAAATTGACGAGGCGTTACCACCAACAAGAGAAGGAGCAAGACCAGATCTTGAAGGTAATATTGGAGGTCAAGCTGTAGCTCAAGGTTTATCTAATGTGTATGATTTCTTAGCACCGAGTGAGGAAGCATTAGCTACTTTACAAGAGCAGCAAAGAATTAATAAAGAAATAGCAGACAAAGCAGGTATTAGTGAAAAACAATTGTATCAGATGTCAGCGTATGGAGCAGATACAGAAAACATATTAGGTGATCTTGGTTTTAAGAGATACTCTCTTGGAAATGACTTAACACGAGTAAGAGATTTTTTATTTGGTTCACAGAAAAAGGGTTTTAATAAATTAGCTGAAGGCACGGACTTTCTGGACCTTACAGGAGAAGAAATGTTCGGCGTTGCACTAGCGCCGTTAGATGTACTTGATTATGCAGGATTAGGAACAGCGTTGGCTAAGTTAGCAACAAAAGGCATAGCAAAATACGGAGGTAAATCTACTTTACTAGATGCAGCAAAAGATAAACAATTAGTAGGAACATTATCTCAAAGCGAGATAATGGAGGTTATGCAAAAACTAAAACCTGTTGTAGACGGCGAACAGGAAGCATTGTTAAGATTTGCAAAAGGAAAACCAACAGATACAAAAACAACAGGATCTCTTACAGCAAAAGATGAGATGTTAGGACTAGGTGATGACTTACGTGCACCAAAACAAATTCAAGATACTCCCACATTAAAAAATGAAAAACAGCCTGTAAAATCTACAGAAGTAGAAGGCCCTGTAACTATTGATGATATATTAGAAACAACACAATCAGATTTAGTTGGTAAAAAAGCTTTTTACAATAAAGAACCAGAAGATATTATTAGCACAGTAGAAAAATTTAAAAATAAGAAAAAAGATTTAAATAAAGCTTACAAAGACAAAGAAGTATTAAAGCTTAATGCAACACTTCCTAACTTTGCAAATTTAACAGATGCTGAAAAATATGAAGCCGCAGCTAGTTTTGTTAATATTTTAAATTCTCCAGAAAAAAAACGTGCTTTGTATGATTTACAAAGAGCACAAGTACCTAAACAAGGAGGACAGCCTAGAGGAATTAACTCTGTTTATACTTACGCTAACAAAAAAAATATGATTCCTNAAAGTCTAATGCAAAAAACTTCTACAGAAACAACACAGTTTGAACCAAAAGCAATGAAAGCAAATCAAGAAGTAATAGATGTATTTAATAATTTAAAAAAATGGAAATCTTCAAAAGCAGGAAAATTAGATCCTACGGGCCGTAGTTTAACAGGACCGAGATTAGATCAAATTATGAATGTTGAAGAATTAACTCCAAAAAAAAGACGTGATATTATAAAAATTTTAAGAGATGATTTAAATAATTTAGGATTAACAGATGTATCTCGCCCTGGTACTATTAAAATTCCAAAAAGTAAAAGTGCTAAAAAATTACTAAAAGAGATGGGGCTTACAACTTTTCCTCAAGATTTTCAATTTGCTACAAGCGGTTTATTAAATCCTGCTCAAAAAGTAAAATATAATAAAGCAGTAGCTGAGTTAGAAAAAGCTACAAAAGAAAAAGGATTGAGATCTAATGCGGGTGTAGATTTTCTTACAAAAACAATCGGTAATAGAATGTTACGTCAATCTTTTCAACAAGATATTCCCGTAGGCAGTATTATTGATAAAATTAATAATATTAATGTAGAAGGAGTGGCTAATATAATTGAAAGAAGAAATAAATATAATAATAAAATACAAGAATTTATTGATTTAGGTTATGATGTAGATCAAGCTCAAATTGGTCATATAACTGCAATTTCAGAAGATGCTCTCTTAGCTTTAGAATTAGATAATCTTACTTTGCAATCCGCAAAATCAAACGGTAAAGAAACAGGATTAAGAAATAAGATAAAAAACATTCTTAACAACCCTGATGAAAGCCCTTATAAAATAGAANAAGTTGTTCAAGAGTTAGAAGATTTAGGAATAGAAACAAAAGTTGGCGATAATATATATGGTAAAGCAAAAGATATTGAAAAAGAATTACAAGATTTGGAAATTGGAGCAAGTGATGCTATATTTGGATATCCTATGAATGAAGGTGGTATGGTTAAAAATTATGCTTACGGTGGCGATGTAACCGAGGACCTCGATATTTTTGAAGCGCCAGANGATTCTTTACCAGAAGGTTCGTATNAAACAGCCAATCTTATGCTGCCGTTGTTTAAGTTGTTTGGTAAAGCACCACCGCATACAACAGCGCCTATACCAACACCAAAAGAAAAATTAGTAAATCCTACAAAAAAACAAAAAGAAAGTTTGGAAGCAGAAACTATAAAAAGATCTACCGAGGATGTATTTGATCCAACACCAAACGACAGAATAAATATTGAAGAGTCAATTACTACCACACCAATAACTAAACAACCAATGACATCAGTATTCTATTCTGATGTAGACAGATTGTTATCACGACCTGATACGCCTAACACTTTTAATTCTAAACAAGAATTTTTTGATTTCTTAAATAAAAATAATATTCGTAAATCAGAATCAATGGATTACCGTATTCCTCAGATACTAAAATTATTTGGAGATACTGATCCNATAGATACTGCCACAATCTTGACACAAGTTAGAACAGCTCCGATCAGCGGCATGCGTGTGCATGCAACAGGGCAGGGGTCCGAGCTCATTAATCCTAATGGCGCGGTAAACACCCGTTACTCAGGATACGCAGAAGAGGGGTTCATTGAAGGTAGTCAACGAGAAAGAATATTGTACATGAACCGTGATAAGTTACCTGGTGACTCAGGCGATTATCCGCAGGCAATGTTTGGTGGAGAACAAGTAAATCGTCATGAGTTTCAGATACCGAATGAACAAGATACATACATTGTCGGTTGGACGCGGCTCACGGACCGTTTTGGTTTTGTGCCGCCAAAGGTAGAAGGACCAGCAACAAAAATAAATGTAAGTAAATTAACAAAAGAAAAAACAAAAAATGAACGAAGTTTGCAAGGTTTATATGCTGAAGCAAGAAATAAAATAGGACGATTAGCTGATCAACGAGGAATGAGCGCAGCAGACCTTAATGATATACTACTTGATTTTGGGGGTGATACTCCTAAACTATCTATCATAGCAAAATATGCTGATCAGTTAGATGAGATAAGCCCAGGTCTGGTTAATCAAATGGATGAGCTTGTTGTTAAGAATAGAGAGTTACAAGAACAGATAACCAAAGGATCAGGCGTTGATCCGAGTGGCGTGGTTCGTGTCACGTATGCGGATGAAATACAATCAGATATTCTGCAAGCAGCAGCCATGCGTAAACAACAACTGGCCGCGGCTCTTCGTAAGATACAGGAAGAGGGAAAACAATCAACAAACTTACAAGGTCTTAACCGTGTAGCAGAGGCAACTATTAATTTCTTTGAAGAAAACAAATCAGTCTTTAGACCATTAGAAAAATCGCCTGAAGAAATAAAACTACTAAATCAACAGATGGTAAAACTAGATGAAGAGGTAGATAACATTGTCAATAAGTATATCGCAACACGAGAGCTGGATGATGCAGAGTTAGCTAAGCTTGGAACACTATTGAACGATAACATTGACAAAATGTTAAATGAAGTAATGACAATTGACGGAGCTACCATGTCAGGATTGTTTCCTGATTTGCCATTAAAGAACAGAGAAGAGTGGGCAGATGCTTTAATTAAAAAAGATTTATATGAACTAGCGTACAGAAAGTATGTGTTAAAAGATCCAGACGCATCTGATTACTATGCTACAGCCACTTCTAATCCTGTTATTGAAAGATATGGTTTTAATGGTAATGCCGCTACACCAAAGGAATTACGTGATATTGATAAACAAGAACGTTTTGACATATTTAAAAGAAACGGAGAATTTAAAAGTTCTAAATATAAAGGCATTGGAATGGATGAGTTTTACGGTGGGCCAAATGCGGTTGATGAAAAAGGTAAACACTACACCTCTACTATAGAGAAAATTTTAAAGAAGCAGGCAAAAGAAAATAACTCAGAAGTTATTACTATGCCTGTACAAGTAAAAAGAGGGTCAAAAGCACAATACCGAGTTACCGATCAAAATGGAAATATGGTAGCAACATTAACAAGCGAAGATCAAGCAAGAGAATTAATGCGAACAAATCCAAATTACCAAATTAAACCAATTTCTATTCCTGATAAAAAATCAATGGAACCAGTTTTCGCTATCAAGATTACCGAAGAAATGTTAGAATCATTCGCAACGCACAAAGCGAAGGGTGGACTTGTGAGCAATATTGATATATTTGAGGTAGCATAATGGCAGTGGAAAGACCAATAGGGGAACCAAATACAGACATTGAAATAGAAGGCGTTACAATTGAAACTCCTGATATGGAGGTAGAAGCAATTGAAATGCAAGAGGATGGCTCTGCTATTGTAAACCCAGAACCAGAAATGACGGATATACAGTTTGATTCAAACTTAGCAGAATATATTGAAGATGATGAGTTAGGTAAAATATCCAGCACGCTTATTGATGATTACAAAAATGACAAGACGTCTCGTGCTGATTGGTACGATGCCTATCGTAAAGGTTTAGATTTATTAGGATTTAAATATCAAGAAAGAACAGAACCCTTTCAAGGAGCAAGTGGTGTAACACATCCTTTGTTATCCGAATCTGTTACACAGTTTCAAGCACAAGCATATAAAGAATTACTTCCTTCAGGAGGCCCTGTAAGAACACAGATTATAGGAACGCCTGACACTGAAAAAGAACAACAAGCTGAGAGAGTTCGTGATTTTATGAACTATCAGATTATGCATGTGATGGAAGAGTTTGATCCTGAACTTGATCAGATGCTTTTTTATTTACCTTTGACAGGTTCAACATTTAAGAAGATTTATTTTGATGGAACATTAGGCAGAGCAGTGTCTAAATTTATCCCTGCAGATGATTTAATTGTTCCTTATTTATCTACTGATTTATTATCAGCAGAAAGAGTTACACACGTTCTTCGTCGAACAGAAAATGAAATTAAAAAGATGCAAGTTATCGGTATGTACCGTGATATTGACATACAACCTTTTTATGAAGACTCTCGTATTCAAGAAGCAAAAAACAGAATAGAAGGAACTCAAAATACTAATTACAATAATGATAACTATACGTTATTAGAAATGCATTGTGATTTAGATCTACCTGGTTTTGAAAATCAAGATGGAATAAAACTTCCATATATTATTACAATTGATGAAGGGTCAGGAAAGGTTTTATCTATTTACAGAAACTATGCAGAAGATGATGCTTTTTATAAAAAGAAACAATATTTTGTACACTATAAGTTTTTACCTGGGCTTGGCTTTTATGGCTTTGGTCTTATCCACATGCTCGGGGGTCTCTCCAGAACTGCAACTTCAGCACTTAGACAACTTATTGATGCAGGTACATTGTCCAATCTCCCTGCAGGTTTTAAAGCTAGAGGGCTGCGAGTTAAAGACCAAGATACTCCCCTTCAACCAGGAGAATTCAGGGATGTAGACGCACCAAGTGGTGATTTACGTGCAGGCTTAATGCCTTTACCTTACAAAGAACCAAGTCAAACATTATTTCAATTATTAGGATTTGTTGTGCAAGCAGGTCAACGTTTTGCTACAATTGCTGATCAAAAAATTGGTGACAGTGTAGCAGCAAATGCACCTGTAGGAACAACCATGGCTCTTATGGAAAGAGGTTCCAGAGTTATGTCCGCTATTCATAAAAGATGTCACTATGCACAGAAGATTGAATTTCAATTATTAGCTAAAGTATTTAAAGAATTTACAGAACCTTTTTATCCGTACGATGTAGGACAAGATATTGTTCCTAGTGTCAAGTCAACAGACTTTGATGATCGTGTTGATATTATGCCTGTTTCTGATCCAAACATTTTTTCTATGTCTCAACGTGTTACGTTGGCACAAACACAATTACAATTAGCACAGTCAAATCCTGAAATGCATAATTTATACGAAGCGTATAAAAGAATGTATCAAGCTTTAGGTGTAACAGATATTCAAGCTATTTTACCTGTTCCTCAAACACCTTCTCCAAAAGATCCTGCAATAGAAAATTCTAATGCATTAGCTATGATGACATTAACAGCATTTAGAGGACAGGATCATCAAGCACACATTAGTGCACATAGAACTACAATGTCTTCTCTTTTAGTAAAATCTAATCCTCAAGTTATGACTGTTTTTCAAACTCATATTTTAGAACATGTATCGATGTTAGCTCGAGAAGAAATTGAAGCAGCAAATGCAGAAGCAATACAGCAAGAAGCAGCAAAATATGGTGGTGAACTACCTCCAGAATTACAACAGCAATTTCAGCAAGTAATAGAAACACAAGTTGCAGCAAAAATTGATGAATATTTAGAAGAAATGCTGTTAGATGAACTACAGGAAACACAAAGTCAAGGTCAAGATCCGTTAGTTGCGCTTAAAGAACAAGAAATACAACTAAAAGCAAAAGATATTCAACGAAAAGAAGAAAATGATCAAGGAAGATTAAGTATTGACCAACAAAAATTACAACAAACAGGTCAAATAGCTCAAGATAGAATTGAATCTCAAGAAGATATTGCTCAATTACGTGCAAATGTTAACCTAACTAAGGCAAAACAACCTAAAAAAATAGATGAGCAACGAAATATTCGTTTTGAAAACTAATATTGTAACTGCTGAGGAAAGATTAGCTAGTTTTTTTGACATGCTAATGAATTTTGTGGAAAAATCTTCACAATCTTCTGAAGATAGGTTACTAATAGGAGGAGCAATGATGAGTATAGCTACTCTTCTTTACCATGATGAGCTTGGTAATGCAGATGGCAATATTTTATTTGATAACAACGCTGTAGATTTTATTAAAGTGATAAAACCTACCATACATTAGGAGATAACATGGCATTAAACAATCCAAAACCAAAATTTATAAATGGTTCACTATATCCGAATGCAAAAATGACTGTTTCAAAAGACATGAATCCTTATGCAGGCCCTCATGTGAATAAAACAGCAATTGCAGACGTTTATTCAGCTACAATGGAAGGACCAAAAGTTACACAAAACCTTGGAGCTGGACCAAAAGGACAAAGAAGTAAAGTACAGATTAAAAAAGTACCATTCAAAGGTTTATTTTAGTC